AATATAATGTTCTCAAGAAGAGGTTATAATACTTCTTTTTGACAAATAATTGAGAACCTTTATGACAATGGAATGAACGCCGTATTGCCTTCAGTATAAAACATTTTCACATATTCACCCAAATTAGATGGACCCAATGAGGACATTGAGAAGATAAATTGTGGCTCCCATGGCAAAACAGGAGTTATATTCAATTTGTTTTTGAGAAATAATTCATTATAAGGAGGTATAGAATTGAGAACCGAGCCGTTCTCATCGAAAGGCAACACGATATTTAATCCATTAGATGTATCAGAAGAACTATTTTGGAAAGTCGAAGCCATCATAAAGGATGATGTAGGAATATTTAATCCAATCATGTTCTGTAGGTTAGTTGTCATATTACCAGCAGTAGAAGCCCCATCCATAACGATTACTAATTGACCTTGTATTTTGGACAAAGGGGTCTGTGCATTAATCTTACCAGAGGAACGATTAGTATTTTGTAAAAGGGATAATGCTTGTTCAATTTGCGAATTCAATTGGGTATTATATCCTTTATTCTGTTGTTTTGTCGTTTCATCTTTGGCTTGACCTGTCTTATAGGCAGGTAAAATATGTAAAAAGAATGGGTCATTCGGATTGGGCGAATAAGGACTTGAAAAAGCGTTTTGTGTAAGAAGATCAATCAAATCGCTCAAAGCAATGGTATTGCCAGCAATGTTCTCCATAGGAGAATATAAAGAAGAGAACCCAACCATAGCTGTAGGACTAGTTGTAACAGTTTTATTCAATGGATTATTAACAACGTCAAAAAACACATTGATAAATACATACCGATATCCCAAAGATAATGTATAAAGCATCATATCATCACAAGTATCATATCCATCAAACGCGCCACCATAAGCTGACATAATATAAAAATGGTTCAATGGTTTGGAATAAAAATTAGCGGGCATGTTCTCAATATTTGGATTTATAGTATTTGATTTTTGAATAGCGAGAACATTTGAGTCAGTAGGAGTAAATCCTTCAATGGTTTTTGAAGATGATTGTTGAATAATTTCATGACGTTTTTGAAGTAGTCTATAGATGATATATACAAATATAAGAATGATGATGGTAATAGCTATTTTGCGATAAAGGCCTATATGGCCTAATCCCCGATAAAGACTTAACCCCATATACAAAAAGCAAATAAAATAATATACAGGCAAAAAATAAAATATATGTATATACAAAAATATAAATGGCAGGAGGCTTACTAAATTTAATCTCAACAGGAAATAACAATGTCATTTTAACAGGAAATCCTACAAAAACCTTTTTCCGTGTGACATATGCCAAATATACGAATTTCGGTCTTCAAAAATTCCGTATTGATTATGACGGTTTAAGGGATTTGAGGCTAACAGACCCTTCAACATTTACCTTTAAGATGCCTAGATATGCCGAATTGCTAATGGATACTTATTTGGTTATCAATCTACCTACTATTTGGAGTCCTATTTATAATCCTTGTCAGCAAACCACCAATATATGGGCACCCTATGATTTCCGATGGATCCGTGAATTAGGAACAAATATGATTTCTGAAATAACTATCACATGTGGTTCTCAAACTATCCAGAAATATTCTGGTGAATACCTACGAGCCATGGTCGAGCGCGATTTTTCCGCTGAAAAGAAAGACCTTTTCGATAAAATGACGGGAAATATTCCCGAAATAAATGACCCGGCCAATGCTTACAGCAGACAGAATACTTATCCATCGGCGTATTATGCAGGTCCAGGAGGAACGGCGGAGCCATCCATTAGAGGAACAACACTATATATTCCCATTAATACATGGTTCACATTAGATAGTCGTTGTGCATTCCCAATGATATCTCTACAATATAATGAACTCTATGTGACAGTTACAATGCGTCCTATACAAGAACTATTCCAAGTGCGTGATGTTTTTGACACGGCAAATAATTTCCCTTATGTCCAACCGGATTTTAATCAACCACAATTCAACATGTATCAATTTCTTCAGACACCGGTATATGACCTCTCTGATCCAGTAAATTATCCATGGCCATTAACAAACAATACATGGAATGCAGATATACATCTTCTTTCTACATATTGCTTTTTGACAGGTGAAGAAAGTCGTCGTTTTGCGGCCGAAGACCAAGTCTATTTAGTGAAAGATGTTTTCGAATATACATTTAATAATGTTACAGGTTCTCAAAAAGTCCAATTGACATCTTCAGGAATGATTGCGAATTGGATGATGTATTTCCAAAGAAACGATGTGAATATGCGAAATGAATGGTCGAATTATACGAATTGGCCGTATAATAATCTGCCACAAGATATTCAAATAGCACCGAATAATAGTCAAGACCCTTATGGGAATGAGGTCATTGCTCCAGGTCAGAACCCGGATAATCCATCCTATCAACTAAGCACGGGTATTTTCATAACAGGACCTTTAGCCGTTCAAAATCAAAAAGAAATATTGGAAACTATGGCTATAGTTCTCAATGGAGATTATCGCGAGAATGTTTTGGAATCAGGTGTTTTTAGTCTTGTAGAAAAATATGTGAGAACCCGTGGGTCAGCGAAAGAAGGTCTTTATTGCTACAATTTCTGTTTGAACACGGACCCTTTTGAATACCAACCATCAGGTGCCATCAATTCGAGCAAATTTAGAACCATTGAATTAGAAGTTACAACCTATGTGCCACCTTATGATATTCAGAATTCGCAATATAATATTTTAACGGATTCAACCGGAAATCCGATTGTCATCAGTAAAAACAACTGGCAATTATTCGAATACAATTATAATATGAAGGTATTTGAAGAACGATACAATATATTATCATTTGTGGGTGGTAACTGCGGTATGCTATATGCGAGATAGTATAATTATATATTATAATATATAATGGGAACGAAATGGAATAGTCATACAGAAGATAATAATAACAATATCGTTGAAGGATTTGATATATTCGGTGGTGATTATTTCGTAAATGTAAAAAGAAATATATCAATTCCTGGGTTCTCGGATTTAATAACCAAAATAGAAGAATTCTTTGCAAAATTCGGGGATCCATTAAAAAAGGCAGATAAAGGTCTAGAAGAGTTTCTTCAAGAATTGTTGGTTATGATGTTGGGACAAGCCAATTGCAATCCAGATGGGTCATCTTCTTCGACAAGTGGTTCGGCATCCGCTTTATCCGGTTTCACTTGGGCAAGTGACCAATTGAATATTTTGACGAATTCGCCTCCAGCACCTAGTCTAGATTTTCTCAAACAAAATACGAGTTATGCTTCCAAAATCATAAAGGAGGGGTTTTCAATGACCGATACTCCCAATTTATTAACCACAATTGAATCCTTTATGAAAACCCATCCGAAAATCCAAGACATGACAGCCCTTGCCAATTTCTATATTTCGGAATTGAATAAATATGAAGCATCTCTAGGAGCCAATCCAACCGCTGAACAACTTTTCGAATTCAATAATGAATTCGACAATCAGTTGAATGACCAACAATTCATCCTAAAAATCCAGCAAATTTCGGCGGCCTTACCGAAACAGACATATCCAAATACAGATGCAGGATATCAAGCCTTTTTGAAAGAAAAAGCGAGATTCGGATTTAAGCAATCATCAAACCATGATTTCGTATTTTATCCACTAAATGTCCAGTATTTCCCTTATCCAATCAATATGTCTGGTTTTGAAACCTTATTTAATGATATAAGCGCACCGGGGTTCATCACATCATTGAATTCGTTTTTGAATACGGTCAATACACCAGCAACCCCACCCCCCCAATCGTCAAAAAGAACTACTGTAGATGCAAATTATGCGTTTTCAGTTGATTTGACCGCAACTCAAACGGCTCCTATTTTGTCTTATATTGATTATATCGTCCAATATTATTCTTTTATTGCATATGCAAAACAAGGTGTAGGAGGAACCCTAACATATCCGACGATACAATCCAGGATTTGTGCAACATATATCAAATATATAAACGCGGTCGAATTCCAGAAATACCGAGTATATGGCATCTTTATGACTCCATATGAAGTGGCTTTATTCAATCATTTGTTTTTTATTTGTTTGCAACAGGACAATAGCCTGACGAATATATATAATTTGGCAGTGTCTTCTGTTAGTCCAATAGGATTGATTGAAGAGGCTTCGCCTTATATCGACCTATCACCACAAATCGTATATGGTCTTGTCGATATGTTTGCTATACAAATTAATACACGTATCACAAACATAATTGCAGATGGTATTCATGCAATGCCGATGGATGGTGTCATCGTTTTTCCACCAATACCGGCGAATGAAATAACGGGGCCTCTTCTAATAGAATATATTTTGGGAACATCTGAAGAAGACATTGTCATTCCCCCAATTGAGGTGGATCCTGTAATGGTTGCCTATTATATTCCGAAAGGATTGACAGAATGCGAACAAGAGAACCAGAATACACAAAAAGAGGCAAATAAATACGCGAAAGTCATAAAGAATGAAATATATCGGATGTTATCAGTGCCAATTATGGTGTATATCATTTACAATGCTTATTATATGTTCTTTTTTAAGGATTGTTATAGCGAGCAAAAGAAGACGGATGAAAATGGAAAAAATATATATATTCATAGTTGCACACCGGGAGAGAAGGGAGGATGTTTCACGCCGATTTTTCCTGATTGGGAGGCATTATTTCATTCAGTAGAAAAGGGGAAACTGAATTATTTTTTCGAATTCATATTCAAACCTGTTAAAATGTTATATACATTATTGAATGCATTCAAAGCATTTTTCAGAAAGAGTATGCCATTATTTGGAGTAGTAAAAGACCAAGTTCCGTATGTATTTTTCTTTTGGACAGTCTCGCATGTATATGTATTTTTACAGAGTTATGGGGCAAAAATTCTGAGTGTCATGTATGGATTATTATATTTAAATGTGCCTGATGTCGAATTAATGAGTGGATTTACCCTTCAAAGTCTTACAAAGACGATTATTACGATTTTCTTTGGATTGACATTTTTGAAAGATTTTGCTGATATCCGATTATTTGGAGATGATAATCCTACTACTACTGGCGGAACTGAACCATCACCCCCGGTTCAAGGAGATGCCGGCGTATCTGGAGGGGCGCCTCCTCTTCCACCAGGACCAGATGGTAAAAAACCAGGGATGTTCTCAAAAATGAAATCTGGAATATCGGGTGCTTTTGCATCAATGACAGAAAAGAAAACCTGGAAGGAATGGTTATTTATTCCAGCGGGGGCTCTAATGACAGTCATAAAGTGGATATCGGCTATTCTTTTCTGGGTATTCAAATACATTATATCTATAGGATTGACTACGTTCTCAATGTTTATTACATTGGTCTATTTTGCCTGGGTATCAATTTTCGGTTTAACGACATTTGCCACACCTATTCAAGGACCAGGTGACAAGATTGACCTCATTCATCGTGTTATGTATACCAAACTTTGTGACAATGACAAGGATGATATGTTTAAATATTCTGTCAAATCGTTATTTTTCTTCGGTATTTATTTTTTAACAGAGTTTATTATTATTCATAATTTATTGAAAGGAATGAAAAAGTTCCGAGATATGCCGGCACCAGCGCCACCAAAAGACCCCAATATGTCCTCTAAAAAAGATACAACAGCAAACAATCTGGCTGTTAAATCCTTTATGATAATTGTGTATGGTATTTTGCTAGTCATTATTGGATTGTGGTGTGCATATAAATTCAAATTCCAAATGCCGGATGTAGTAAGAGCTTATAAAGAACAAGATGATGATAATAGAGACAAGCGGTTTGATTATGCATGTAATGAGCCGGATGCAATTGAAAGGGAAAGCAAGAATAGTGTCCTAAAGACAATTATGAAGAGTGATTCTATCAATAAAGCTTTCATTCAGGAATTCAATACAAAAACGGCGGGAATGTTCAAACCATCTGCTTTGGCTGGATTTATAAATAAAATGGGGGAATATAAAGATAAATTGAATGAGGGAATAAATTCTGTGATTTCAAAAGCCAAAGAATTTAAGGATAGCGCCAAGGATACTTTCAAAAGACCCGACAATAGAAATTCATCAACGGATGTTACTGCGTCAGAAATTATGAAGGCATCGGCAAAAGCGAATTATGATAGTTTGAAGAATAGCATACCAACCATACCGAATATGTTCTCGAAAAAAGGTGGCGAAGAACCAGCAGTTTTATAGAATACTTACATTTACTTCTGGCATAGATTTGGATTTTGGTTTAGAAGGCATAGGAGGAGGTGTTTGCGGAATGGATTTTGATACAGGTATTTGAGGAGTAGGTAAAGAAGCAGTTTGGAGACGTTGAAGTAATAGACGGTTTTGTATTTCTAATTCTTCAATTCTTTGTAAAAGTGAAGAAGGAGAGGGTAATGGAGAAGATGGAGGTAGAGGGTCGGATTGTTGAGAACTCAATTGGTTCTCCAAATCTTTTATTTTTGATAATAATGTATCAACAAAAGAAGGTGTAGATGTAGGTGTAGATGTAGGTGTAGATGTAGGTGTAGATGTAATCGTAGGAGAAAGACTTTCCAAAGAAGGTTCTATAGGAGATGTCTGGTTCATACTGGCAATTTTCTTTTGTAAATTCGCCACCATCGTTTCCAATTCTTGATTCTTTTCTGTTAAAGTTCTCAATTGTTCATTTTGTTGATTTACAATCATAACAACTTCGTTGTTTGTCATAGGTCTTGGCGGTTTTCCTGGTTCATTAATCATAATGGTTTGTTGCGTCATTTTTGCTCGTTCTTCTTCTATTTCTTTTATTTGTTTGAGAACATCGGGTTTCATAGCAGGTTCTCCTGGTGCATAATTTGCCAAAAGCCCATCGATATCTGTCATAAAGAATTGCTTGATATGGGCTTCATCCGTTCGGCGAATAAATTCATCCACAGACCTCGGACTAGGTTTGAAATATTGTTCATTCTGGTTCTCTAACAATTTGCGTTTATCAAATGTATTGTGTTCATGTGAGAACACCAGAATGGTTTTTAAGGGGTCTAATTGAGCAAAAGGAACCGTATAATTTTTCAAGAAATGTTTTTCTTCTGCCAATGCAGCGTGATCTTCATATTTACATGTTTTCAAAAGTTCTGTTCTGAAAGCGAATGTCCCTGCTGTTGCATGATTAGGACCATATGGTCCCGATTGATACATCTGATGTATATGCTTAAAATAAACATATATCTCACTCGAGCCTGCACAAAGAGCTTCTCTATTATTGGTCAATGTATCCACAGCGTGTTGGACACGTTCTGGCGGATAATAATCGTCGTCGTCCATATAAACAACGATGGTTCCCTTGACTTTCGAATGCATAAAATTGCGCTTTTCTCCAAGGGCCATTTTGCGGTCTTGTTTGAAATATCGGATATTCTGAATTCCACTGGATGAAACCAAGTCTTCGATGGGGTCAGTTCCATCATCTACAATAATCCATTCCATACGGTCTTTAGGATAAGTCTGGTTATTGAAACAAGAGAACATGATGGGAATAAATGGTCGGCGATTGAATGTAGGTGTGCATACCGAAACAAATGGATAGAACTTTTTCGTCAATTTCGGTGTATGTGATTTCACCTTTCCCATATTTTATATGGAAAATAATCAAAATCGTTTTATATCAATATAAAAGTAATTATTATTTATAAGAAAATGGAGAACCCTTTTATGAATCCGAATGAGTGGCATATAGTTTTTTCAGAGAACTTGAATTATTTTCAACATTGTATTTGTGGGCATCAAGTAAAGAGGATAACACATTTATATCATAAACCAACGAAAACTATTCGAACTATTGGTAAAACATGTGTTGCAAAATACAGGGTAAAACAAAAAGTTTCGAATGGGATTTTGCTATCTGTCATAAAGGATAATATCCGTAAGGTTGCTAATATTCATGATTTAGTTGTTTTTCATATTTTGACGAAATATGAGGGATTTTTGAAGCGGATTTCTGCGTCTTCTTCGGAGGATGGTGATGGTGAAATCGATTATTTTGATGTTGTTGCGCCTTTTCATAGATTATTATCGGATGTATGTGATTTAGTTTCAGAATACGATTTCGATTTGGTGGATATTTTGAGAAATATTGAGCGGGATGTTGAGGCGATGGACCGTTCTACTAGACACACTATGGTGGATGAATATGATTCATCTATAGAATCTTTGAGTGAAATCGAAACGGAGATATCTGAAATAGCGATGGAGAACCCTGGTGAATTTTATCCCCAGGAAACCCCCGAAATCTTTGTAAAATCTTCAGCTGAGACCCCAACGGAGACCCCAACGGAGACCCCGACTGAGACCCCAACGGAGACCCCGGATGAGACCCCAACGGAGACCCCGGATGAGACCCCAACGGAGACCCCAACGGAGACCCCAATCGAGACCCCCACGGAGACCCCCACGGAGACCCCCACGGAGACCCCAACAGAGACCCCCACGGAGACCCCCACGGAGACCCCAACGGAGACCCCCACGGAGACCCCCACGGAGACCCCCACGGAGACCCCAACTGATGACCCTAGTTCTCAATATAATCTTTATGACAATACCCAAGAGGCTGTTTCAGAAACATCATCAGATAATAGCCTTTATAAAGAAGCTGTAAAAACAATTGTAAATGAATTAATAGAAGATGTTCTCAAAGAAGTTAATCCAAAAGAAAATCCAAAAGAAAATCCAAAAGAAAATCCAAAAGAAAATCCAAAAGAAAATCCAAAAGAAAATCTAAAAGAAGGTCAAAAAGAATTAATGTTTAATGGATTGGAAGATAGCCCTGAGAAATGCACTTGTTCATTTCATTGTAATTGTGCTATGGTATATCGTATGTGGCAGATTATCAGGGAATCAGAGGAACAACGTAAGCGTATTGATATTGTAAGAGAAGAAACAAGAAAAATATTAGAAGAATCAAGGATAATGCGTGAAAAGATTGAAGAACGCAAACTATTATATAAAATAGATAATAATCAGTCAGAACCAAAAGTGGTTCATATCAAGACAATTCAACAAGATATTCTTTATGACAAATAGAGAACATAATGATAAAATCGAGAACTTGTTGGTAAAATGGATAATATATTATAATATATTATACAAGGGTAATACAATGAACAATAAAACAAATAAACATAGAAAACCAATAGGAAAAAACGGAAATGATAAGAAAAATAAGAAAAACCGGACAAAACAGAATGTAATGAAGATAATGTTGAGAACCCCAGCATATAAACAATATTTAAAAGAATTAGAAAAACTGAAAGACGGCGATATGGAAACCGTCAAAAAAGTATTTGGAGGTGATTTCTGGACGGACTTGGGACATATGGCAGGTATGGGAGGAATTTGGGTTGGCGCGAATATTAGAAAAGTCTTTACTATCGATTGGATAGCCCATATTTATTATTTTTTCAAAGATAATTTTTGGGATCCTCCATACATGCAGGCTTTTTATGAAGTCTTTATTAAAGCAGGACAATCCATAGGAAATATTGTCATTAATATTTTGGACGGTCTAGGAAAGATGTGGACAGATATATACACTTATGGGGCCAAGTCGAAATGGCTTTGGGTCATGGTGACTGTTGCCGGATTAGGAGTATTTGATTGGCAAGCTACAGTAGGAAATCTAGGAACAGGTATCCAAGGATTTATTTCGACATATGTAAATGGTCCTTTTACTACTAATGTGGTGAATTTCAATTTTTTTAGTTTTATAGGTTCCGTTATTACATTTGTCTTTAGTACATTAGGAAATGTTTTAGGAGGTATCGTTTGGACATTATTTTCATCTCCTATAGTTGTATCTAGTTTTGTCTGGTTAACTTTGATTGGTGCTTTATTATGGGCTTTGAATGCTATTCGTTTAGAGGGTATCAAAGAAGATGAATATTTGAGAGAACGTTTGAAAGGTAAAAAGAAAGAAGATGCTGAAGCCATTCTAGCCAAAAAAGAAAAGGTGATCGAAAAAGAAAAGGTGATCGAAAAAGAAGAACCTCCCAAATCCACTCCTAAAAAACCGGCAAAGTCCAAGAAAGGTGGGGCAGGTTCTCTTTTACATAAATTAAAAAATATTTCACAATCCACTCTCGAAAAACTCAAAGAAGAAAATCCAATGAATTTTCAATTGGCCATCCTCTGTGGTTTCATAAAGGAAGCCGATGAAGGATATGTTTTTACAGAGCAAGCCGGAAAAACCCTGGAATTTCTCATTGATAGTTCTCAGGAAATCATAAAAGGAAAAGATACCGATAACTTGGATGATTTTTCAATAATAGACCGTCTAGAAGCCCTACAATTTGTCCATGTTGCTGCGGTTCATGCTGTGGCTCGTTCAAATGAAGAAATCAAATTGAAAACCGGTGGTGGTCATAAAGAAAAATCAATTCAATCTACTATTGAACACCTCAAGAAGGAAGATGTAGAATGGATTGGCGAGAAATATCCTGAGCAATTAGCCAGCGCAAAACGTCTGGGATTGGTCTCCGACGGGGTTATAACAAAAGAAGCGGCAAATGTTCTGGTAGAGTCACAAACAATCAATGGTAAATCGCTGGCAGATATGCCGCAGTGAAAAAATCGCTGGCAGATATGCCGCAGTGAAAAAATCGCTGGCAGATATGCCGCAGTGAAAAAATCGCTGATAATTTAATCATCGAACCCGTCAATATCAGACCCCGTATCTTCATCATAAATAATAGATGTTTCCTTTTTGACATTCTTATCTAAATATCGATAGATCCGTTTGATATCTAATTTATCGATACTCGTGTTCTCAAAAATCTTTTCGATTTCTGGTAGTTTTTCTGTCCATGTTTCTTTTCCATAAAAAAGCCGGAGTTCTTGGAAAAATGCCAATAAATCTTTTTTATCCATATCCAATTCTTGACATAAATGATAGATGAAAAGAATATTATTGTATTCTGTAGAATATTTTGTGAGAACCTTTGTAAAACGGACTTCGGCCGAAGAAGGAGAATTGGAAGACGTAAATTCTTTGTGATACAAATAATGATTATAAAACGTTTTAATGAGAGAACTCATTTCATTAAATTGCCAGATTTGGTTCTGGAAAGTAATCCGGTCAATAAAATCGGCGAAACAAATATTATCCAATATTTTATGATAAAACGGGATGGATTGTTCATGAGGCAATTTGGCCAAAGAATCCACAATGTTCTCATGCCATAATAGTGCAACTATCGTTCTATCTGTTTCATTAATAACTCGGTTGTGCTCTATAAGTGGAACAGGCATATCAATTAATCTCCTGGTTATTTTCTTGGAATCTTCATTGAAACATTTCAAATGTAAAATGTTCTCTAAAGTATCCCGAGTAAGAAGCGCAGGATTTCGTTTATAAATTTTTTCGACAAATTCCAGTTTCCTTAGATCCCCCTGAATATATTGTAATGCCTTCTTTTGGACATCCAGGGGGGCTTGGGGGATTTGGTTTCGGAGAATTTGCGTCATTTGTTGAGTGGTTGGCGGTTTTAGTTCGAATGTATGACAGACTTTAATGAGCTCTTTTATTTTTTTATCGACATAATAATTCCCAATACAAATAATGGGGTTCATGGTCATATGTTCGAGCTTTTGTTTTTTCGTTTTTTTCTGACGAATGAGTTTTATTAATGCTGTTATACCACCTTTGTCGCCATTATTCATTCCGTCGATTTCATCCATGACTATAGCGATTTTTTTGGGTTTTCTGGCCATTAATTGGAGAACATTTTGAGAAGACATATTATTAGATGTTATGGTATCTATTAATGCCTTGTTTCTGACATCTCCAGCGTCGTATTTGATGACATCATAATTGAGGCCTTTGAGGAGAGTGGTAATGAAATGCGTTTTTCCTGAACCGGGTGAGCCATAGATATAAATTCCTTTTTTGAAATGAATGTCTTTACAGTTCTCTTCGTAATTGGTTAATATATTTTTTATATCTTGGGTTATTTGGTGTCTATCGAGATTTATAGGGGTATTCATTTGTTTATTATAAACGAATGAATTTATACTTCTTTACAAACGAATAATTTCTTCGAATACTGATATTACAAGGGGTTATTTAGTAATCCTAGGCTATTCTTATAGCCCGAACAAATGACTTGCTGGTATCAGGTGTAAAAGTTTGTGAAGAACCTTCATAAGAAGCATAAAAATTTATAGTTGTTGCACTAGTTACGTTATGAGGATATGTTAGATTGTTAGATGCTGGGTATCCTCCTACAACATAACTTGATGAATAACACAGAATGACTGATGTACTTGTTCCAATACCAGTATATGTTAAAGCACTTCCTCCAATAGCACTGAAAGTCATGTTATATGTAATCAACCAAACCCCGATAGGCAAAGATAAAGTCGAATATACAGTGGAAAATATTGCAGGATATCCGTTAGCACTCTGTGGAAGATTACCGGTTGCGACGGTGTTAGCTAAAATATTTCCAATCTGATTAGAAGTAAATGTCGGCAATGTAGTATAATTCATAGAATATCCATTATTTGCATTAATTGTTCCATTAACATCCAATGGATAAATAGGATTAATAACTCCAATACCAACATTACC